TTATCATAATCAAATTCTTCATTAGGGAAATATTTACTCCACAGTTCTTTTTCTATATTTGTTCTCATATTAGAATTTTATTTTGTTTATTACGTTGGTTATGCTGTCTTTGTCAACTATTGAAAAAGTGGTAGGATAACCATCTATATCAACTTCTGTTATTGTTTTTACTTCCGCATCCTCCGCAGCCATTCTAAGCGTTTCTTGTATTATCTCTTTTATGGCTTCTTTTACATTAGCTTTTAATATTACATTTTGCAAATTAAACGCCTTATTGTGTCTTTCTAAAATTTCATCTATATCCATAATATTATTTTTTGTAGTTAACAATCTCGTTGCGTACTTTTCTCCAAAAATCAATTAAATCTAACAACACATTACCGACAACGTCTAAATCTCTTATATCTTTATTCAATGTAAGTATTATCTCATCAACACATATAATTGCGCATTGCTTAGATGTATCAAAACACATTGGATATTTATATAATCCATCTATTGGATTCATAAACTTATCAATTAACTCCTTTGCTTTTTTTTGTGACTCTGTCATGGCTTTTTTATTTTAATGCAATATACAACTTATTTTATTACTGTGTATCATTTTTGCAATTTATTTTTGTAATTTAGAATCTGTATAAATAAAAAGTTCGCCTTGTTTTTTGTTTTGCTGCATCTGAATACCTAATGCAGTTGCAAATATTGTTTTCCCGGCTTCGTAGTCAACTAAATTCCTTGCTATTTTATTTATTGGTTGTTCGCCTTTATATTTTCTAAAATCATAATCATGAAATTCCGATAATACATTTACTTCTTGTTTCATTTCACAAAGAATGCCCCCTAAATTCCTTTCTTTTATATTTTTTGGCAAATTAAAGTTAGTCCAGTATAAATGTCTGCCTCTTTTTTGTGCTGCAATTAATGGCTCATAGTAAGGCGTTACATTTTCCACAACATATTTACCTTCAAAAAAATTATCTAAAAATATTATTTCTTCATACAATTTTAAGTCAGGGTATAAAAACTTAAAATTTTCTCTATTCTTTTGTGTTATCCTTACGCGTGAATGGCTTGGACATGGTGGTGAACTCCAAATAAAATCAAATTCTTTAAAATGTTCTAATAAATATTGATGTGCATCAGAAATAATTACAATGTCATTAGGAAATCTTTCTTTATATAACTTAGCTAATTCTTCATCCCATTCAACCGCAGTAACTTCAATTTCTATTCCAGCTTCTTTTGCAACTTCATCCCATTTTAGTCTATTACCACCTAAACAGGCATATAAGTTAAGTATTTTGTATTTCATCTTTTTAAATTTTAATTTGCAAAATGTTGATAGTACAGAAAATCTACACTTTCTTTTACTTCAAATCCATCTATTATCATAGTACCTAAGTAATAGTAATACTTGTCACCTAATAACTCTTTTAATGCTTTCATTTTTTCAAAAGTACTCATATCTTAAAATATATCAAATTCTGTTAAATCTTCTTTTGGCTTTCCGTTTACATATTCTATCATTTCATTATATAGGCTTTTTGGGTTTAACCAACTGCCTAAGTCGGGTGTATCACTTTGATAGCGTTTACTTTTTACATCATAAGTAAACACAGCACAGCTTTCAGTTCCCCAATGGTCGAACTTAATTTTCTGAATATGTACGTATGTTTTTTGCTCTTCAAAATCTCTATAAACACAAATTCCGTTATCTGCTTTATTGTAGAAGTTTGCGCTACCAGCTATGTCATACAAAGTCGGAACTTCATATTTTCCTGTATTCATATTCTTTTTAATCTTTGTAGGGTGCGCTACTAAAAAACAATGAACGTTATTTATTTCGCAAAAGGTAACTATTTCATCTAAGCATTTACCAATATAGCTTGTCTTATCGTCTGCGTGTTCTATTTTATTCCACGCATCAATAACAAAGTATTCGAGTCCATAACGCTGTTTTATGGCTTTAATTTGGTTAAGTATAGAAGTAAGTGTAAAGTCTTTTTCAGGCTTTAAAAACCAAACATACTTATCTAAATACTGCTTAATATCGTTAACCTCTTCAATTGATATTCTATTAAATCCATCCCAGTGCTTTCCGCTTATCTTTCGCACCATTTTAGAAAAATGCAATTGAGTAGGTCTATTTTCAGGTGAATAAAAACAACCTCTCCAATTATGTTTCATTCTTAACTGCAAACAAATGTAATCTAAAAAGTCAGATTTACCATGTGAAGGAATACCTGTTATTACAGTTAAATATCCTTTTACTATGTTCAAATTAAAGTCTGGTATTTCAGGACATACACCTCTGTCTAATCCGTTTATGTACATATCATCAATTTCATTTGAAACATCAGATATTGTATAAACACCTTCTAAAGGAAAGTATTGTGCTTTTGATTGTACCGTTATAACCGCATTTAAACCGTATTTAATCAAATATTCGTTTGCATCCTTGCAATCTTCTATCTCAATAAATTTACACCGTTCAAATCCTAAACGTTCCGCTAAATCGTATTTTAGTTTACGCCCCGCCGTATCATTATCGAGCCATAGTATAATTTCTGTTTTATCTAAAAAATAATCGTAACAATTATCTAAGTATGTCAAATTATTAGTTGTAATAGTTGCACCGTTTGGAACTGAAACAACGTTATCTATACCAGCTTCAATTAAACTTAACGCATCCATTTCACCTTCAACTATAAAACACGTTTCATTTTTGTAAATTCCATCTAAGTTGTAAAATATCAATTCAGCATCTTTAAATAGCTTAAACTGTTTTTTAGCGTTTCTATATTTTATATTTATCAATTCATTATTACGGAAATAATTAAACTGAATTACATTTTCATCTTTCTGTGATTGTGGCATCCATTCAATGCTATCTGTAATTTTAGCTTTTAAAAGTGTATTCTGTGAAATACTGCGAGTTTCAAACCATTGAACTACCTTAGTAGATAATTCAGTTTTGTTAGTCCATATTGGTTTTTTATACTCCACTTTTTGTATTTCATTTTTCAAAAATCCACTCCAATTGCAATGATTGCACCGCCACACTTTCTTATCTAAATTTACACCTAAACACTTATCTTTTGATTTTTTACGTGTATGGCTACACTTAGGACAAGTTGTAGTTATTTCGCCTGAATGTTTGCCGTATGGTATCTGTATTCCAAAATCTGCGTAATCCATTAGCGTACAAGTGTAGGGTTAAAACTTTGTTTCATGTCTTTTATTTTTTTTCTCATAGAATTTGTTATATGAGAATAATCATTAAATAAACTGCCATTAGGAAATAATTTATTTAATTCTGCAATTATACTATTTTCATGTTTTGATATTTGATTTTTCATTAATTCTGATTCAAAAATATTTCTTTGATTTTTCAAAAACCAATCAACACAACCGCCTTCTATTTTTTCATCTTTTACAAAGAAAAAATTTTCAAAATTTTCACTACTAATAATACAATTATCCTTGTCTTTATCTTTATCTTTATCCTTAGCACCTTGTAAGGGGCTTGTAAGGTGCTTAATTTCTAAAATTAAATTATACTTTTTTAAAATAGAAAGTACGGATTCATGCACCCTGTTTTTAGGATTTAATTCACCATATTGAAAATCTATAAAGTCTTTTATAAACCATTTTTCACCGCTATCGAATACAGTTATTTTATCTCCAAATTGTTTTAATGCAGTTTCAGTATTTAGATTTTCACCAATTTTAATATTAGCTATTTCCATATCAACTTGCCAAACTCCAGCATGGTCACAATCATCTAAAATATACAACCATAGTAGCTTGTAAGGTGCTTGTAAAGACCTTATAAAAGGCTTTTTCCATTTATCTGTATCTGAAAATCTCTTAGCCATATACTTGTTTTTTTAGTAATTTTAATTCACTTATAAAACAATCAATATCATCTTCATCCTCAAATACAAAAATATTCGGATAAACATCGTCTTCATATTCAATAGAAATAACTATTTTATCGTTTGTATTGATAAAACATTCCATTTCAGTGTGTATTCCTATAAGTTTAGAAATAACCGTTAAGTTTTTGCTATTTGCCATAAAAGTAAAATATAAAAACCGCAACAGATGTAGTTGGAACGAGGAACTGAAAAACCTCTCTACAAATGTTGCGGTAGTATGTTAATGATATATTTTCTCTCATAATCAGTTTTTAGGTGTTCCAATCCCTTACGCAAATATAGCAATAGTATTCTATATTTGCAAGTGTTTTTTAATTATTTTTTACAAAGTTCTTTATATTTTTTAGCTATCTCAATGTAATGTTCTTTACTTAAGTCCTTTTATACTAAATTCAAAAAACTCATTTCCTTTAGCAACTATTTCTTTTGTTACAATTAGTCTGTAAATTAAATTATCATTGAAGCCATATTTTTTACTCAAAATATCTATAACCATTTTATTTGGGTTATCTATATCAGAACCTTTACTGCTAAAACCATAATGTATAAATAACTCTAAGTCACATTTTGGAATTTCATAAATTGGTAGTATTAATAAGCATGATTTTTCAAATTTACTATAATCAGTAGTTTTAATTCTTTTTCCTTTCCACGCTTTATTTACCGATAAAGGCTTTAAGTTTACTTTGATGTATTTCATTTAAAAATTGTTTATGTTGTTTTTTATCTCCATATTCAATATGGCAATTTCTGCATAATGCTTGTAAATTATCTATACTATCTTTTGAACTTCCACCCATTCCACGTGCGTTAATATGATGTATATCTACTGCCACTTTATTGCATATCTCACACAATATAACATCTGAAATCGAATAACCGAAATAATCAAAATATATTTTAGTATGTTTTTTCATAATACGGCTGAATAGATTTTATAGGCTCAAATAGTATGCTACACGCTTTACATTTCTTCAAAATGGACATTTTATTTTTTCTTTACGTTTATTTTCCAATTCAATAATTTTAGGCAATTCACGTTCTATTTTTTCCCTTATTGCTTGGCGGACAAATGAGCTTATATTTACTCTGTTTTTCTTTAATTCAGCAAATAGCATCATATCATTTTGCGTAAATCTAAACCTTTGAATATGTGTTAGTTTGCTCATTTTTGTCCTACATTTATGAGTGTTAGCGATAAGTTAGCAGCCATTTTAAAGACGACTGCGTTCCTTATTAGCGACAAACTCTAATTCTCGCCTTTCTTTCTTTGATAAATCAACTTTCAACATTATATCTCTAAGGTTTGATTGTGTTTTCCAAATTGATTGTTCCTTTTCTTCAAAAGATTTAAGGTTCTGCCAAATGTTCCAATCAACACCGTTTTCTTCTATTATTGGCTCACCTTTTTCAAAGTGTTTAATTAGATTATCCAACAAAGCATAAGCCCTGTGTTCAAACATAGTTTTGTCGTGTTCACCAAAATAATTCCTTATCAACCTTAAATCTTTCAAAGTAACATCTTGCGGTAAAAAACGGCTGCTAACAGCAGTTTGGCAAGATGCGGGGTTTTGTGTTTTGTTTGACATATTCGTGTTTATTTAAAATTTTGTACTTCGTTTGTGGCTTTAGTGGTTAAATTTCCGCACCTCGCCAAGCTGCCAAACGTTAGCAGTAATTATTCAAACCACTTGCTAATATTGCGGAAAAACTTTTTCCTATCGTATCTTTTCCACCAGCCTTTTTTGAAGTATGCTTTATTACTGCCATCTCTATCAATAGGTTTTCCGCAATCACCTTCTTCATAATTGTGCCATTTCTCTGTTTTTGGTCTTGCTATTTTCATAATAATAATAACTACTGCTAACAAGGTATATACGCAGTACCCTATTATGGTTTTTACTAAATTTAAAGTTTCTGCATCGGGTACTGCGTATATACCCAACCGTTGTGTGCAATACTACCAGACATCAAAACAATGAAGTTTGTGCCAAGTAGGGTGCAATTCGTTTTTCAGCAATTTGGACATATTCGCTACTTATTTCTGACAATATCCAATTACGTTTCCATTTGTGAGCCATTTTTGCTACTGTTCCACTTCCACCAAAGCAGTCATAAACAATATCGTTTTCATTGCTCCAAGTTATTATATGGTCTTCTGCAAGTTTTTCAGGAAATATTGCAGGGTGTTTAAAAGCTATTGTATCAGTTGTGCTTTTAGACGAACCACATTCATAAATCCAAACATTTTCTTTTATTCTTGTGTCCTTACCAGTTTCGTATTGCATCTTTTCCAAAGTCCCATCTTGTTGTCTTGTATTTCTTGCACCACAAACATTTTTAGTAGGCACAGTTTTTAAGTTTGTTGTTTTCGGTATTCCTTTACTAAAAACAAACATATATTCAAACACAGGAAAATATCTATTTGAAGGCGGAAACGGATAACTATTCTTTTGGTAAATCATTGTATCGTGTAAATTAAAACCACAGCTTTCAACAAAGTAAATAGCTTGTTTAAATGATGTCAAACTTTCACTTCCATTAATTGTGCTATCTCCAACAACCCAAACAACCACTCCACCTTCCTTTGTTACTCTATATAATTCCTTTGCTATTTCTTCAAACGGAAACGAGTAGCCATTGTAGGTTCTTAATCCATCGTAAGGCGGTGATGTAACTGTTAAATCAATAAAGTTATCAGGCATCTTTGCCATTGTTTCCAAGTTACTTTCGTTGTATATTTTATTCGTTTCCATTTTAGTTTTTTTAAAATTTCCCTCCCTTAAAAAAGAAAAGAAAAAAGGTTTTGTGCTTCGTATCATCATTTGTGGAAGCTACTGCTGCTAACACGGTATTTGCAAAATTGCCCATCAACATTTGTGCATAATTTGAAGTATCTGCAAGGGCAACTTCGCAAATACCCAGCCGTTATAAGCAAGCTGCTAC